GAGTAGCATATAAAGTAATCTTATAAAAAGATTTACGTAACTGGGGATCAGAAAGAGGCATAAAAGGAGACTCATACAAACCATCAATGTTATCACCATCAAAGCTAGAGCCTGTATCCATAATATAGACGTAGCCATCGCCATTAGCAAAAGCAATAGTCTCTGCTGTACCTGAATATCGGCTGTCAGCTATATGTGCTTTTATACCAAAGGTAGTAGACCAACTCATACCAGAAGCACCCTGAGCTATAAGCTTAGTAGCAATCAAACCTTTAGCAACTTCATTTTGTTCAGACTCAATAAATGCAAAGATTCTGTACTGAGCTTTCTCACGTAAAATAACAGATGTAAAATTAGAAGTACTAGCTAGAAATTTAGTAGCATCTCTAGAAATAGGATCGGATGCAATATCTAATCCAAAGTCACCAATACGATCAGTAGCACTTAGTAATCTAATACCGTCAGCTGCTAGGTATATAATGTCACCACCAACCTCTTGTATAGTATCCCCGTTTATACAACCCATTTTACTTGCGATAGGTGCTACCTGAAAATCAGATGTTGTATTACCAGTTAAACGTTTAATACTATCAGAAGTAAATATGATAAGCTGATCACGGAATACAGTTAAACCTGTTACATCAGAAGATACATTAATAGAACCAGCACCATCAGCAGCGCTGAAGTTATCAACAGTAAAAGGTGCAGTAAAAAATACATTATTACCTTTTGCATAAAATGCTGTGTCTTTAAACACTGCTACATGTGAAGCACCTAGAACATCTGTACTACTAGCTATTGCTGTAAGAGAATTACCAGAAGTGTTATAACTAGCAGGGTAGTTAACTCCATCAACAAACAGAACTTTGTCATTACCGTCTAGATTGTAAAAAGAACTACGTGCCTTAGTGCCTAACAAAGGTCTAGCACCCATAGAAGTCCATGAAGTACCTGTACCATAATAGTACTCTGTTACATTACTAGCGTTCTTTCTAGCAACTACAATTCTTCCAGAGCTTATAACTTTTAAAGCTAAGATAGAGCCTGTGCCAGGGACTGTTGTAGTACTATACTTTTCATAACCTTTTATCTTAGAGTAACCACCTTCTTTAGTAGCTTCAAAGTTCTGTAAAATAGTAGCAGAACCAACAGCATTAGTACCATGCTGCAAGGCACTGAGATTAGAGATGAGACCACCCTTAAACTCAATAGGAAATGTTTGCCACTGTGTAGCCATTAGAAATGTACTCTTGTGTCTCGTAAATATTCTGTGCGATTGATATGTAAACTACGTAGTTGCTTAATACCCTGTTCAAACTTTTGTAATGCTAATTGTGCTGCTTGATTATCACCTCTAAACTGGTAAACATAATACATAGCACCATCTACAATAGTATGCTTGTATTGTTCTGGTAGGTTTGGTACATCTGTTGCACTCTCTAGTTCAAACCCTACACGAAAATATTCATATACTACTTCGTACTCTTTATCAGGTGCTGGGTAAAATATTAATTCTCTACTAGGTGTTCTTACAATGTGAGTAGGTGTACCAAAGGTACTTGATGAAGAGTTATACTCAGAATCAGCATGTTTGTCAAGCCATTCCTCATATGTAAGTACTTTTAGTTTAACAGTTTTTACGTTTAAACCAGAATTACGTTTAATACGAAAGGTATTCATGTTGATAGTCTTGCTATCGTGAGGCATACTATAACGTACTTCACCTACAGCAAGTACTTCTGTTTCTTCTACATGATTCCAAGGCCATTCAAACTCTTCTTGGTTTATATGTCTTATAGATGCATTAATAGAATCTTTAGCAAAGCTGTAGTAACCTGTAGCTGTAGTAAAGTTTGAAGTAGTAAGTTCTACCTCATTAAGTCTTCGGTTAATATCATTTACTAAGCTTATATAATCATACTTCATAATTACTTCTCCCTTACACGTAGGAAGATACTACGCTCAAACTGCAAACCAGACCCTGTTGTGATCCTACAGATAACTGTGTATCTTATGTTGTTTGTACCTAAAGAGAATCTAGCCGTAGAAACCTTACCAGAGATTGTACCAGTAACAAACTGAAGTCCATTAACAACACCAGAGTCTTCTACTAAAGTTGTAATATCTGATGCATCCTTGATAAACCACGTGGCTGCAGAAAGAGTATCTTCACCTAAGAATCGTGACCAATCTACACTGTAGTCTACAATCTCATCTTTATCTTTATCAGGCCATCTATATGACATATTATATCCTTACGCTGTAATATATACAGTATTGTTTGTATCTTGTTTATCAATAAACAAAGTGCGCTGTGTGTTGTATTGATCTGCATAATCTCCATAAGGAAACACTACAAAGGTAGGGTCTTCTAAATTAGCAGACAGAGAAGCAGCTATTGAACTTAGTGTTAGTCTAGCCTGTGCATCCTCATCAGTAAAGTCAAAGTTGTTTAGTGTTAAAGACACACCTGTTATAGGTGAGTTTGCCTTAGCATTAAATCCTAAAATACCTGAGGTAGCAGTAACAGAGGTACTATTAAACACCGTAGTAGCCTTAGCATCTACATCTGTAAAAGTATTAATAGTAAAAGAAGCTGTTACTGAAGTTAGGGTTGTACTAGCTTGTGCATCCTCATCAGTAAAGTTATAGTTGTTTAAAGCTAATACTACACCCGATAGAACACTAGAAGCCTGTGCATCAAAACCTAGTACACCAGAGTTAGATGTAATTGTAGCTGAAGGTATTAACTTATTAGCTTTAGCATCTATATCAGCAAAGGCATTAGCAGTAAAGGAAGCACTAACTGCAGTAGGTATAGTACTAGCCTTACCCAATGAACTTACAGAATTAATACCTGTAGTAGCGTCTACATCTGATATGAATACAAAGCCTTGTGCATCAACCTCAATATTAACATTACCTGTAGCAGACACACTAGGTATTGTTCTAAATGCCTTAGCGTCATAATCTAAAGCACCTGCGTTAGACTGTGCTAGTATTCCTGGCAAGAACGAGTTTGCATTTACTGAAGTTAAGCTTTGTGAAACAGAAGTCTCTGAAAAGGCTGAAAAACCTAGCATTGTCTAATTACTCCGAAGTATAGTCAAAGTTACTGTTTGAAGAATGTGTTACCTGAGAAAATACATCGTTTTCTTGTAAGGGGGATTCTGGGTTATCAATAAGTCTACTTGGAAATGACATTTCTTTTACAAACTTTAATTGTTCGTGATCTACATATGCCTTAAACATTTCTTTGTGTTTAATTTTTAATTCTACAGCTTGTAAACCTTGATACGAATTGCCTGTAGTAACAGAGCATATGTTAAAGTATCTTGGGTCACTATCATCCAAAGTTCTACAGTCAAAATCTATTCTTTGGTTGTTTTCTATAAATGTATTAGGTATTTCGGAGTGAGGTTCAACAATAGTTATCTTGCAAAAACGATCTAGTTCTGAAAACATTCCTTCTTCCCAAGAAACTGCAGCTTGTCTCGCAAGTTCTAAGGAAGCATATTGTGTATTATTAAAAACATAGTCTATTTTCTGGCTCATGTTGTAGCTCCATATACAGTACCATTATTAGTTAGTGTATAACTATTGGAGTTAGGTTCAACAGCATTACCACCATAGCCGCCTTGACGAGCCACGCCTTGATAGTATCCGTTACCACCATTTGCACCCCAACCGCCACCACCGCCAGCATAAGGATTAGCACCGTTAGAACCAGCATTACCAGCGCTACCGCCAGCACCACCAGAACCACCACCAGAACCTCCACTACCAGGTAGGATACGCCCACCGCCGCCGCCAGAACCCGCACCAGACCAGTAGAAACCTGCACCACCACCGCCAGCACCGCCACCGTAACCAGGCTGACCACCGTCACCATTACCACCTGCTGCGTTTAAAACACCACCAGCGCCGCCAGTGTAACTTGCTCTGTCAGTACCCGGGCCACCACCTGCACCGCCGCCACCGAGACCGTTTTGTCCTTGACCACCGCCAGCACCGCCACCAGCTATATAAGAACCAGAATAGTTTATAATAGTTACGCCACTAGATGTTATATCAATAGCATCACCTCCCGGAGTACCATTATTCTGACCGCCTTTGCCGATTATCTTACCATTATTTTTAATAGTACAAGCTACATCAACAATCATTGCTGGTGTTGATAAATCATCTGACCAAACCCAAAAACCTGATGGAACTACCAGTGTTCCTCCAGCAGATATAAAGTTGCTAACCGTAATTTCTTTACGATTAGATTGACCATTAATAGTTCCCTCATTTGTAAGCACAGTTTCTGAAGCCTTACCATAGCCATCAGACATTTCAATTTCGCCTGATGCGACATCAAACAAATCACGAACAGCACTATCTCCCAAGCCAATTTGAGCAGTTCCGCTGTTGCCAAGTTCTACGTTAACATCGTTAAGGCTTATCTGCCCACTAGATTGTAAAGCCATTCAACTTACCTCGCTTTTAGTTCTTCGATTTCAGCTTTCAATTCTTTGATTGCTTCAATCATTAATCCATGTAGTTGATCATACTGCACTGTCTTATATTCAGTTTCATCATCGTCACCCATCTTGAGGGGCAACGTGCTTTCAACGATTGCACTTGGCATTACCTTCTCGACTTCTTGAGCAATAACACCAGCAGACTTTTTGCCATCAGCTAGGTATTCAAATGTGTAACCATTTAGCTGTGATACTTTATCTAAGGCATTGTCTATCTTAACGATGTCTTTCTTTAGACG